TGAGCCTGAGCCGCGCCACGTCCTCGCTGTCCAGCATGTTGACCGCCGTTGGCAGAAGGTACATCTCCGGGCGCTTATCGAGCTTGTGGTGCATGCTCCACGCCTTCCAGCGCTTGCCGAAGCCACCCATACCCTCGCCCGCTATGTAAAGCACTGGACCCTGCTTGACCTTCTTGCCCTGCCAGTCCACGCCGTGCGCCACACTGAGCGCCATATCAATCGCCAGAAACGACTTGCCGCTGCCCGGCGCCCCGTAGATCATCGAAAAACTACGCTCAGGGATAAGCTCGTCAACCAGAAACTCGACCGGCGGCATAGACCACACCGCGTCCTGATCCATCAGCTTGTACGGCTTTAGGACGCCCTCCTCCTCCGCCTCTGGAGCCTCGTCAGCGGCCTCTGCCTCCGCTGGCGCATTATCCAGCGCCGGCGTGGCCCTGACCACCTCCATCAGCTTCTCAGCGGTGCCGCCTTGGAAAAGCCAGTCCACTACATCGCCCTTCTCCGGCAACCCGGCAAGCTCAACACGCTTGACCGCCTTGGCCCTGCCCCAGATTGAGCGCACCACCTGATCGGCGTGTCTCTCCCCCGCGTTATCATTATCTGCTAGCACCACCACGTTGCGCCCATCGAAATATGGCGCCAGTGCGTCAGACCACTTGCCGGCCCCGCCGTGTGACGTTGTCGCAACTAGGCCCAGCTTCATTAACCGCTCCGCCGCCTTCTCACCCTCAACGATGAACACCGGCGCGTCCGGCTGCTCGAGCATGTCAATCAGATTGTACGGCAGCGCCTCCACATCGTTCATGTTCCACAGCCATCCACCCTTACCGTCCGGGCGTCTCTGCCTAAAGGACTTGGGCTGATAGCGCAGCACCTGATACCGCAGATCGCCATCGCTGTCATAGTATTCGTAGATTTTCTCGATGTACTTGGCGGGCTGCATCGAGTCCGCCGTCTGCTTCGTTATGCCGAAGTCACGCTGCAACGTCTCAGCCACTGAGCCGGTGATCGTCTGGCGCCCATATCGGCGCACGATGTCCACCACACCCCCGCCGTGATTTTCCTCAAAATCGAAGTAGACCCCGCGCTGGATGTCCAACTCCTTAGAGCCAGCGTTGCCCCAGCGCAGCAACCCCTTCTTCGACAGCTTCTTGTTTGGCTCGCCCCAATAGTGTTTGGCGATGCGCTCGGCATGTGCCGCAATATTCTGTGTCATAGCAATTTCCCTTTGCTCTCCCTTTGGGTAGGCACGGGCGGCGAGGCTAAAGGGAGGAAACACCCCGCCGCCCGCTACTGCGCTAGAAGAGGTCGCCGCCAGCCGAAGCAGCGGGAGGTGGCGTTGCCGCTACGGCGGCGCTGACTACCTCTGGCGCAGGTGGTGTCGGCGCAGCCTCAGCCTGCCGGCCATCCATTGCAGCGGGCCTCTCAACCCACTGAGTAATCGACCACTGAGGCACCTTGAAGCGTAACTCGCCCTGCGGCGTGTTGATCTTGACCACCTCAGTGCCTGCAATCTCCACAACAGGAGCCAGACCAGCATTAGCCGACTTCTGAGCCTCATATTGGTTGTGCAGATCATCCATAACGCGCAGCACCGTCTTGGCGCTGTGGCTAAACTCCCTGACGCCCAACTCCTTGTTGCAGATACGAACCCGGAAGCACGGCTTGAAGGCCGGCTTTCCGTCTGCCCCAAGGTCAGGCGGGCATTCCGGGCGCGTCTCTCCGATCTTTGCCACGCGGAAGTCAGGCGCTCCTGATGCGAATGAGATAAACCCAACCTCGATCCTCTCGAGGTCCATAACGAATTTGACTGGTAAGCTGACCTCACTTTCATCTTTCACCCAAATGCCGTCAGCGCCCTGCGTCCGATCCTGCCGGATCAGATCGCCGCCCTTGGCATCCCATTTTACTATTGGAAGAATGTCGCCACCTGAGCCGGTGGCCTGCGTTGGAAATCCTAGTGCCATTTTCTCTTTATCTCCTTAACGATAACGACAACTATATGTGGCTCACAATAGTGAACCGCTCGATAGGGTAGAACGCGCAGATGTCCCGGTCTTGTGGGTCTGAGCGATCTGCCCTGCCCCCCATCCGTAACTCATACGGATCGGAGAAGTCAAGCCTTGATATCACATCGCTATATTTAACGATCAGATAGCAGGGTAATCCCGTGGTTTCGGTTATGACCTTTGCGGTCATCACCTTTGACAGCGATATCATCACTGTCGGGTACTTGTTCATCTCGAAGCTGCGCGTCTTAACCTCAGCGAAGCCGAGGCAGTCACCGTCCTTGAAGATGGCGAAGTCGAGCCGGTACTGCATCGGCAGCTTCTCAAGGCCGTAGCCCAGCCCGTCCATAACGCCGGCAACGTGCCGCTCATTGGCTAGGTCGCCGGGTGTCTCGTATTTGGGCCTCACTTCATCCCCTCATATGCGCCGCACTGAACGCTAACCACTGGCGGCATGTCATAGTTCTGCGCCAGCCTCGCGGCGACTGTCGCCTCTTGGCGCTCGGCATAATGCTGACACTGCTCTATCGTGTAGAACCGGGTGTCCTCTTTCATCATCCAGCACGGGTTGGCTGGCTCGCCGCCTATTTTCATCGCAAAGCAAAACGCTAAAATAGTCTCATACATCGGCTAAATGCTCCCTGATTATCATCATTGCTGTTTCGGTGTCGCACTCCATAGCGTAACGCCAATCATACTGTTCGGATATGTCCCCGGCGGGGATGTAGTCAGACATCCCCACAATCGCCGCCACGGGGAAGCGCCAACGCCACGGCATGCGGTCATAGCGATAGACCAGCACCGGCAGCTTTCGACACGCCTCAGCGGCCGTGCAGACCTGATCCCACCACTGCGGCTGTGCATGTACGCCCTGACGGTATCGCTTCACCTCAATCGTGAACGGGAACGCCGGGTCGTTACATATAACGTCACCCAGATCACCCTGCCGGTACTGCTCAATGTCGCGCTTAAACTCCAGCTTGTCGGCGCCGCCGCCGAGGTTCTCGGTGAGGATCGCAATCACCTCATACTCGCCGGACTTGCCCTTGTTGCGACTATTTACCATCAGCGCACACTGCCCGCCAGCTTGGTTGCGGCCTCAGCATTACTGGCCTCGGCCCGCTCCCGCGCCTTGACCCGCAGCCCCATCTCGATGATCTCGTCAGCGAGCGCGGACATGCTTCGGTGCGCCGAATACTGCAACTCTTCCTTCAATCCGGCTGCGGTCGATGTTCGGAGCCGCAGCAATGTTGGTTTGATTTCAGACACTTAACTCTCCTGCAAAATAATTTATAAAAAAGAGCATATATTACTTGTATATCGTGTCAAGTGTTGATATATAAGTAGTACAGGAATAGAACAACTAAACGGGAGACACCGATGACCAGCGTTTTTACAATTACTGATTTCAAAACAAATTTAGATTGGACAGTTCGCATTGTGTTTCAAGGTGACAGGTATGGCCGTGATATGTGTCTGGTTCACGATGACGCTGAGCCAATGATTGAGTTTTATGACGCTGAACATGATTTTGACAAAGACGTTGATGGCCGTGTTCTTGGTCAGTTCGTTTCTCGTTACTGCGCAGAAACCTTGCTCAATAACCACGATATCTCAAGAGGCATCAACCTTGATGGCGGCATCCCAAAATGGTCAATCAACGCAGCGTGTTATCGCGTCATCATTTGGAAGTGTGTAGAGATCATTAATCAACAAAAGGCGGCGGCTTAACGGCCCCGCCCCAACAGCCAACAACGGGAGATTGATATGGCATTTTCTAAATCACAAGTTCGTAACAAGCGCGGCAAAAACGTAACGCCAGAAGAGCATCGGCTTGTCGTCAAGATGGCCTTGGCCTGTCTGCGCGAGTTGACAAAGGCTGAGTATGAATTGCCAGCATTTAATGGCACGGTCACGATTCGGACCAAGTGCCGTGGACAGCGCTCATACGGTGGCTGGGACGGCATCAGCATCGACATTTCGCTGTTTCGTCTGGGGGATGTGTTCCTCAACGAGTACAAATCCTATCAACAGTGCAAGGTCATCGGCTCTGCCAAGTGCGACACGCCTGAGATTAGGTTGCTGGGGGTGGTGGCGCATGAAATCGCGCATCATGTCCAATATCGGTATCTGCCTTCAAGTAGATTAAAGGGCGTGTACCGCAGACCTCACGGTGGCGGGTTTAGGGCGGTTTATGGTTACTTGCGCCGCGCCCTGATTAACGATTTTGTTGAGCATACGGGTGTTCTGACCTGCAACGCCGAACACCTTAACGCACAGGCGGTGGCCTAACGGCCCCGCCCCAACAGGGAGATAACTGTGAGACAATATTTTGACGACATTTTAGGGGCGGTCATTCTGACCGCCTTCACCCTTGGCTGGATCGACTGGCTCTGGGTGTTCGGCGTAGAGGCTTCACGGTCCTACACTTGGTGGGCGGTCATCGCCCGATTTGGTCAATAGAAAAGGAGAGACCAATGAATATCGAAACGTACAAGAAGATCATCGCAGAGGCGGATAGCAAGATCATGACCGGGTCCATCGTGACCCCGCAATATGTGAAGCTGCTGTCCACTCTGCGCATCGCCGTTGACGAGGCCGGCACTGGCCACCGCAAGATGGCTGACCGGGTCAACGACATGCACCGGCAGGTCGAGGCGCTCAAGCAGGAGAACGCCGACCTACGCGCTGAGGTGGACAGCAAAGAGAACGTGGTCGTCAACATCAAGCGCGAACACCGCGCCGAGATGAACGGCGCCCGGCGGCAGGCCGGCATCTGGAAGTCCAAAGCAAAGCGCCTTGAGGCTGCGGTATAGGAGAGCATCATGAAACTAAGCGACATCACATTCAGTTACAAGCCGCAATCTGCGGAAACACTGGACAAGCCCTTCCGGGTTCTTGGCGATCCGCTGGTGCGGATCATCGACAGACGCCTGAGCCACACTGCCGTAGGCAAGGCAGAGGACGGAGAAGAGGGAGAGACCACATATTATTATTATGTGCTGGTCTGTGGCTCTGACAGCTTCGGCGAAGACACAAATCCGGAGTGGTACCCAGAGGACAGGGTGTGGGGCGATATCAAGGACTTCTACGTCCCGCTACCGCGCTAAAAGAGGTTGCCGACACCACCTGCGCCCGGCTGTCGTGGCCGGGCGTCCATCGAAGGGAGATGATAGATGGATATCATTACTAAGCAAGAGGCCAGAGCTAGGGGTCTCAAGTTTTACTTTACCGGGAATACCTGCAAAAATGGGCATGTGGCACCGCGTTATGCTAAGGGGCCGGGGGTTTGTTTAGAGTGCAACCGCGCTAAGGATTCTCCTGAGCGTAGAGAAAAGCAGAGAAAGGAATATGTCGCAAAGCTAGAGGCCGAGACGGGCAAAAAGATAATGACCCGGCAAGAAGCAGAAAGGGCAGGGTTGCGCTTTTATTTCAACGGAAAGCCGTGTCCAAATGGGCATTTAGCTGAAAGGATGCTGCCCTATGGGCATTGCGTTATTTGTCACAGCGAGGGGGGCAAAAGGTGGAAGCGTGAGAACCACGAAAAGGTTTTGCAGTCTAATTACGAATATTACCACGAGCGCGGCGGCAGGGAGCGTTACAGAGAATGGCGCAAGAAATGCCTTGAGGAGAACCCTAACCTGCACCGTGAACACTACCAGCGTTATTTTGTAGATATCCCCGAAGAAAAGAAACAGCAACGCAAAGAGCGACATCGTGAGCGTATGCGGCAGCGCTGGGCCGAGGACATTGAGCATAGAGAGCAACGGAAACTTGAGGCACAACTACGCCGCAGATACTTGAAAAAAGCAACTCCCAAATGGATTGACCCTAATGTTTTTGCTTCGTTTTACAAAGAAGCGGCGGAAAAGACGCGCCAGACTGGCGTAAAGCATCACGTTGACCACTACTACCCACGAAACGGAGACACGGTGTCGGGGTTGCATGTGCCTTGGAACCTGCAAGTCATCCCCGCCGCAGAAAACACGGCCAAGAACAACAAGATGCCCGAAGAGTTCTACGGGCCAAACCACACACCACCAAAAGGAGCAAACCAATGGTCGGTAAACTAACACCAGACAACATCGTCACCGCGTCAATACTGCCGGTGATCCTAAACAGCAGCCCATACGCAACGCCCAACGAGGCGCTCAAGAGGGCCATCGAAGCTGAGGCCGGCAACGCGCCTGACTACCTGCCGCAGAACGAGCCGATGTTCTGGGGCGACACGCTTGAGGGCGTGATCCTCACCGAAGCAGCCAAGCGCCTGTCCCTGACGCATCTGGAGACGGAGTTTGACGAGGCGATCTTCCACGACCACCTGCCATTCGCCTGCTCTTTGGATGGTCAGGCTCTGGGCGGCAAGACGTTCACGCACGACCCGGCCAACGGCATCTATGTGCCGCAGGGTGGCAGCGTTGACACCACCGGCCTTGGCGTACTGGAGGCAAAGGTCACGGCGAATGCCGCTGAGGACGTGCCGGCGCCGCACAGAGGCCCAATGCAGCTACAGGGGCAGCTAATGTGTACCGGCTACGCTTGGGGCGCCGTGTGCGTCCTGTATCGTGGTAATGAGCTTCGGATATTCCTGTACCGGGTGGACGATGCGATGCGTGATGACATAATTGACGCCATCCACGAGTTCGAGCGGCGCAAGCGCGACATCGACTGGTATAATGTCTATACCTCGGCTGACGGCAACGTGGCGTGGGATCGCGTGGACGATGGTGCGCCGCCGCTCGATCTGAACGAGATTGAGGATGGCGAATTTTACGCGGAGATGCTGGTGCAGGCCAAGGCCGACAAGAAGGCTGCCGAGCAGCAGATCGACATTGCCGAGGCTGGCCTCAAGGAGATACTCGGCAACCACGAGGAGGGCAGCGTCACGGTTGACGGGTCCAGCTTCTACATCAAGTGGCCGATGCGGCGGTCAAGGGCGCAGCCGTCAAAGACAGTAC